ATTGGAGCTTTTAAATAATCTTTTTACAAATGAAGATTTTGTAAATTTTGTCAATGATCTTATAGACACATATGAAGGTATTGAGCCATTTACAGATGAAGAAGAAGATGAGGTAGATTTTGAGGTAGAAGGCTCTATAAACGATTCTCTCCCACAGGAGCCCGCTAGCCAACCAAAGCCAAAGAAACGCAACAGAATGAAGCCTGAGAAGAAATCCCTACCTTATAAACCAGATGGGGACCCAAATAAACCAGAAACTTGGCCAGACGACCCTTCTGAATATATTTGATCAAAGATCACCTAATAAATTTGAATCAGCATCTGGTAACATACTATAATATGAATATTTAAAAGCTGCTGAAGCTTTTACAAGATTTACATCTTGGTTATCAGTCTGTAAAGAAAATCCACTCAAATTTAGCGGTATCACATTATGAAATATAAATTTTAACTCCACTGTGCTGCAAGTTACTGGATCTAAAAGCTCCAAAGTTGCATTTATATGCCAATTTTGGTAATTAATATTGTGCGATGTGTCATCTGCTATATTTGTAATATTTCTTATCCAAGAATATAAACTTTTCCAATTATTTAAATCAGAATCTACTATAAACTCAACCTTCAAAGGATCAAAGGTTGCAGCAGTTGTTGCATAGGGGATTGTAACACCCAAAGCAGTTGGTTGTGCTGTTTCTCCCAAACTTATTCCTGGTATATTTACTCTTTGACACATTAATTCTAATTGTTTGGTTCCACGACCAAAAATTAGTCTAAAATAATTGTTGTATAGAGGATTTATACTTGTTGAGCAAACTGGCATAAAAATATTTATTTAAAGAAAAACCTCCCGATTTCTCGGGAGGTTTTCGTATTTTTGCGCACGGTCACCTATTAGATAGTGTTACCGTGGAGATGTGTTACTTGAGTGAATCTGTAGTATTGATTCAATCCCTTGGTCAATGTTTCACCATCTGGTTGCAATGTAGTTCCGTTTAGGACGTATGGGTTAGCGACTACGCCGTAACGGGTCTTAAATGCAATGCGTGGTTGGAAATCATTTGGATTTACAGCTCTGACCATTTGTAGTGGAACGTATGGGCAGTAGAAGAGACCAGCATCATATGGTGACTCACCCTTATAACCGGCAACGAAGAAGTTTATTCCCGATGGGCTATATGGATCGATGTAAACCTTGACCTTACCATTCAATACACCAGCAAAGGTGCTTTGTGTGTCATCAACGTTTAGTTGAGGAGCAATGGCTGGGCTTAGGCTCATGAATCCAGACATGGCAAGAGCGGCTGCGGTATCGCTATCGCAGATGATGAAGTTACCCTTACCACGACGAGTTTCCTTGGCAATTGCATTGCATTCGCGCTCAATTTGGAAGCTGAGACCACGGAATCTTTCGGCAGACCAACGACCGTCAGAATCTTGATCAAGATCATAAACGCCGCCAGCAGCAGTTGAAAGATCTTTTTGTTGTGATCCTGAACGAGCAACCCAGTAGATTGTCTTGACGATTTCGCGGTTGATTTCGGCAAGAATTTCTGTGCTTAGTAAGTTTGCTAGTTCGGCTTCAGCATCAAGACCGTGAACAGCCTTGAGATCTTGTGCTAACTCAATTGTGTAGTTGCTGCTTAGAGCGCGTGTACGGGCTTGTACGGCAACACGATCAATTGAGAATGCCATTTGGTTCCATGTTTGATATGGAGCAACTCCAGATAGAGAGTTACCAATATTTTCACCATAGTTGGTCAAAATACCACGGATGGCTTCAATGCTAGATCCTGCGCGAAGTACTGCTGGATCGGATGAAGAATATCCTGTGCCACCAGATGTACCGCAAATACCACGCAAAGCTCTCCAGGAACCATCTAAGGTCCAACCAGAACCACCGAAGGATGGTTGTGGCTCTTGGAACATTGCTTCGGTATAAGCTGTGATGCTTCCGTAAGTACCACCACCACCGTGATTTGCACGCATGGCAAAGATGAGACCTGTTGGGGCAGTCATTGGTTGAACGCCACAGATATCATATGCCATTAGATTTGGCATGGCACGACGGACCAAGCTGATTAGAACTGGGTCATAACCAGCTGGATATTGGCCGTTGTTGGTGAAAGAAGATGGCATTCCAAGATTGTTGGATTGTAAATCTTCTGTGATGTGTTGTGAACGAAGGGCTTGCTCTTGGTTCTCTAAGAGAACGGCAGTAACCTTCTTACGATAATCATCAGAGATCTTTGGGAGAGCGCCGTGATCTAGGACGGGATCCCATTTCTCTGTTAAAATGTCATATGGTGTGTTTTCAGAAAAGTTCATTTGTTAGTATCTCCTATTACTTTAATTATTTATAAATTTAAATTTTCTTGTTTAAGCGCCCCAAAGCGTTGGCATATCCTTCTACCAAAGTTACTGGGGCCTGTGGAACCGTGGTAAAAGTTTGTTCTTCGTTAATTATTCTTTGCGGTAAAACTCTTGATTCAGACAAATAGTTGTCTTTGATTGCCAAAAGTTTAGTTCTGTATTCTGTTGTTGTTTCAAAAGAAACATTTTCCATTAAAGATTGCAATTTTGCAACTTGTGTATCCGCAAGATCTCTTGTTTCAGCAACAAAGATACCTGCACACTCAGTTAGAGAAACTTCTTTTCTTAACTCTAGGTTGTTATTAATTGCTTTATTTAATTCTTCTTGCAATTCTTTATTTTGTGCATAAAGTTCATCAAGAACATTATATTTTTCAGCAGGAACATCTATGTAGTGATTTTCAAACAGATTTTTTAGACCTGTGATAAAGTTTTCTGCAATTTGTGTTTTAATTCCTTGTTCAACCGCAACTGAGTTTTCTGTCATCCATTCTTCAACTACGTATTCTAAATAATCATCAACTTTTTCTACTAAATTATTTGTTACATTGGTTAAATAAGCTTTTACACTCTCATCTACTTCTTCTAAGACTACGGCTACATTTTTTTCAACTCTATCTTGGACAGCAGCTTCAAAAACTGCTTCCAGTTGATTTACTAATTCTGGATTTGTATTTTCTTCACCCAAGAGAGCCACCAAGGAATCGCGGAATTTTTGTTTGAATGCTTCTTCCATGGATTCCATTTCTTCGTTTTCTTCGGTTTCTTCTACTTCTTCTTCTTCTTCTGTTTCTGGTTGACTTATTGTTGTCGAAGAAACAGGATTAGAAGAAGCCATAGCTGCAGCAACAGTTGGAAGCTGTGAGCGGGACTTGTTTGCCATGCTAAAATCAATAGCAGAAGGCAACATCGTTGTTTTACCGTCCGGTAATGTGCTGACGCCATTTACTGGCATTTGCATTTGGTTCATTTGTTGTGTTTGTGGAAAATTTGTATTATTCATTTCAATATGTCCTTAAAACTTTAATTATTTATATTTTTTACAAGGTTATATTTCCGCCACCGGAAGTAATTTGTTGTCTTTGTCTAGCTGGTAATTTTTTTAGTTGATCTGAAACATAATCAACGCCCATAACTTTGGTAGCGTAATCAAAGGGATCGACACCCAATAATGCCAATCTCCCCAATTTACCGCTTAATTTGGTTCCAAGTTCACCCATTCCACCCATGTTTAAAGCTGCTTGAGCTAAACCATATGATGAAGCTCTTCCGAGTAAATTTTTTCCAACTCCAACCGCAGTTTTACCCAAATCTATATTACCTGCTTTATCTCTTCTTATTGAAAAATCAATAAGTTCGGCATTTGGATCTCTTGTATCATATCCCAAACTTCTTTTTAAAACTCCAAGACCGGCAAGGTATTCCAAACTTGGGCCACCAGTTGTTGTAGCAGCTGTTTCTGGATCAAAACCCGTAGTTTGAGCAAAAGATGTTTTTATTGCTTCTTTTGCCAAATCAAATTCTTCGTCTTTATTTTCTTTTTTGGCTGCAATAATCTGTGGTTTTAATTCTTTAGCACCACCAGTTTTTCCAGAAAAAAGTTTTTTTGCCAATGTGTCATATGGATTTGATGTATCTGTACCAATGGCAGTTCCAATAGGTAACTCTGCTTCACTCAATACATCAAGCAAAAATAATTTTGTTTGTTCATCAATAAACATTATATATTTCTAAAAAATTCTTTAAAAACTTTTACCATATTTTCAGACAAATCTCTTTTAGATGAAGATTTTATTAATTTTTTGGCCTTTTGAATTTGTTTTTCTTCCCAAATTCCATTTTCATAAATCCATTCTTTTCCTTCCATAATTCCATTTACAAAAGCATTTGGAGCAGATGGATCGGCTACTATATCAATAGCAGCTAACATAAAATCTTCTTGAACTTCTTGATAACCGTTTTTTGATTTAAGAGATCCCATTCCTCTGGTTGATACACCGAGCTGAGCACCCTCATCAATAAGATTTTTTACAATCTTCCCCATGGGGGTATCTAAAACTTTTGCTTTTCCATAAAAATTTTTACCGTCTTCATGTAACTCTTTTACAATGTGAGAAACTCTATCCAAATTAACAGTTGGGCCCGTTGGATGGTTTAATTCTCCCAAAGCCCTGCCTTTATTCACATATTCATTTATGTATCTTCCGGTTTCTTTGGTTAACGTGTTTTTGGGATAAATTCTTCCATTTCTATTTTTAACCTCAGCTTGCATAAAAATACCTTCAATGAAGTAATTTTTATCTCCATTTCCAACATTTTCTTTTACATACTTAATATCTTCTGTTAATTCAGTTATAAGTTTTAACATCATTATCCTCCAAACCCACCAGTTCCACCACCACCGCCAAAGCCACCACCGCCGCCACCGTGCTCGTTTGGTCTTAGGTACCATTTACCATTAGCATAAGACCATTCCCAACCACCTGGGCTAAAATAGGTATAACCACCAAGCCCGTTATCTTTTCTAGTCCATCCTTTATTATTCATTATGTTTGCTGAGGTAGAACCTTGAGGAGGAAAATTTTGTAAATTAGAAGCCCACTGCGCATTGGTGTTATAAGTTGAAACGGCCTGTAGATTCACATAAATCCCACTATTTTCTAAGTAATCCATAAATTGATTTGCAGGAGATCCTTGACCCAAAGCACCTCCCAAACCAGCGCCCCAATATGCTGTCATATTGTCTCCCCCGCTCGCTTCAAAAATATTTTTTGACATTGTTTTATAATTATTTTGTAATTTGTTGCCAAGTTTACTATAAAGCGTATTCGATGTAGTGTTTTTAAATGAAACTACGTCTTCGTTTAGAATATGCTTAATAATTTGTTTTACTTTATTGTGCTTCATTTTAATCCTCTGTGTCTTTTAATATTTATAAATTTACTATATTTTTACAATTTTTATAAAAATTTAAATGATTTTTATAAGAGTCTAAATTTTTAAATAAGTTCTGTACCATATCATTTTTATTTTTGTGGTTCAACGATTCAAATAATTTTACCAAAGAAGTTAAATCATTTTCATTTATTTGAATTACACTTCCATCATTTAGTTGTATTTTTTGTGGTTTAGAAACAACTTTTAAAAAGTATTGCAACTCTTTACTCGGTTTTGTTGTGTAATTTGTTTTAAATAAATTTTTGTAACTTTCATTTAGCGCGCCAGAAATAGCTTCATTCAATTTAATCGAAAGGCTTTGAATAACATTTTTTTTGAAATAGTGTTCTTCTTCTTCAACAAGAGCTTGAATTCCATTTTTTATTAATTTATATGAAATATCATTCATTGTTTTTCCTGCTCCTGACCTTCAAGCTGTTGCTGTGCCAACAAAGCCATTTGTTCTGCTTGGGCTTTTTGTCTATCTGTGCTCATTTCTTCGTCTAAAAGTTTTATGTCTTCCTCTGTCTGTTTCAATATTTGTCTTCTAATATAATTATTTGAAAAATATTTTCCAACATAAGGCTCAACAAAAGAAAGCATTTTTAAACGCTCAGATAAAATTTCATTTTCTTTTAAATCCCAAAAATAATTGTCTGTATTAAAAATAAACTTTATATCATTTTTTATTTCATACCAATCATTTTCTGTGACTACACCACGAAGAATCAATTGAACTCTCAAAAAATCCAAGAACATGTGAGCAAATTGATGTCTAAGTCTTTCGATAAACTTATAAAATTTAACTTCTTCTCTTGTAATTTCTACAGATCTTCCCATATTAAATCCGGTTTGATCTGCCATTAATCTACTAAGAGGAACATTTAAAGAAGAATAAAGTTTTTTCTTAAAATAATCTACATCTTCTATTTGTGACATGGCTTGGCCACCGGGGAGAGTAGAAATTTCAGTCCCCCTGGAACCTTCTCTTCTTGGGAGCCAATAATCTTCTAAGACCGATAGATGATTTCTTTCGTCTCTGACCTCTCCGGTTGCTTGATTGTATATGAGTCTATTTCTGAAGCGACTCATCATATCGCGCATATATTGTTCTGCTTTTTGTTTTGGAAGCTGTCCTACGTCAACGTAGAACACTCTGCGCTCTGGTGCGCGAGCTACACGGTAAACTAGAAGAGAATCTTCTAGTTGTCTTAACATATTTAAAGGTCTTATTGCTTTATGTAAATAACCCAAAACTCTTTTAGAATTTAAGTCAATAATACCTGAATGGCAATACACAACACTATCTAAAGATAATTTTATTCCAGATGGACTTGTTGCCAAAAACGTATCTTTTTCGGTGTTTGTATAAAGATAAAACTCTTCTATATCTTTTACAAAAGAAACTGGTTGTGGTGTGTTGTTTTTTGTTTCTTTATTTACTTTTCTTATTTTTTTAATTTTTAAAGGATCTATTGGAATAATTTCTTTTATTCCTTCTGTTGGTTGATCCTTATCTATCATAATATTATAAAATATTTTTGAATCAATATACCATCTTCTAAAAATTTCATATGCTTTACCATTGAAATCTAAAAGATGCATGATTTTATCAAACTCTTTATAAATTTTTAATTTAATTTGTTCTGGTATTGCCGCATCTCTCAAATCTAATTTAATTACTCTTTTGTCTGTCCCCGGAACAATAGCAGCATTTACAACCTCATCTACGGCATTGTCTATCTCGGGGAATATAGACATGTTTCTATATTGGACTATCGCCTGGTTTTCATCTCTTAAATTTGCACCATAATCTAAAGCAGAACCATAAAACCCACCGGCTTCTACGGTAACAGTTCCGTCAAACATTTCAGGTGCGGCAAAAGATTTAAAAGCTTTTTCTTGCTTTTCTTCCGAGGCATTTTTCTTTTTGCCAAACTGAAATCCAAAAACGTCAATTTCCATAAATTTCCTTCACTTAAGTTACATTAGCTATGTTTATATAGTCGTAAAGTAAAACAACGTCAAACATGTTTACTGTATTTGGCCTGTTCATATTAAAATTTATTGGAGAAATTACTCTGGGCCAACATCCCTTTAAAGTAATTCTTTTTAATATTGAGTCGGTTGTTTCGTCTCCATTTAAATTTAAATGATTTACAGTCCAATCAGTTTTAAAAGCAGCGGTATTATGATTTGCAACCGCAGTATTAGAACTATTGTCTACGTGATCATTTAATTCGTTTTGCCACTTATGAAAGGCAGTCCACAAATCATTATTTCCAGTATCATCTAATACTGAAATTGTCCAAGCAGAATATGTTTTTTCTCCTGGGTAGTGTACTTTTCTGCCTCTGTAATCGTAACTTAATGTTTGTGTTTGTAATTGTGGTATTTGAGTTGCACGAACGTGAAACCTTGTAACACTTTTTCCAGAAAATGGAATATTGCCTGTAACATAAAATCTGTTTAGCCTGGCTCCGCCCTTGAAGTTTTGTTTAAAATCATTAAGCATTAGTTTACGTTATCTATATCCATATAGTCAAATGTCATAGTTACATTAAATGATGATGGTTCTGTAGATCCCATATCTAAAGTTATGTTACCTATTTCACTAGGCCAACAATTTTTTAAATTAATTGTTCTTAGAATACTATTATCTAAACCCAGTTGTTGCACAGTCCAATTTTTTTGTAAATTGCTATAAGAAAAATTATTGTTAGCTACTGTGTGTGTTTCGTGCCCATCCATAGCTTCTTTCCATTTATTAAAAGCTTTCCAAATAGGATTTACATCAATGTCGTCATATACACCTATTTGCCAAACTGAATATTGTCTATCGCCTGGTAAATAGTAAGCTCTTCCTCTGAAAGGAATGGCCACCGTTCCAATTTCTGCTCTGGGCAAAGAGGAAGCAAAAATTTTTATTCTAAGATCTGTGCTCGTTGGAAGACTTCCCAAACCAGTTGGCCAAAATCCAGAAACAATAAATCTATTGGCTCTTGTACCACCATTAAAACCTAATTTAAAGTCTTTAATAGAATTATTTGGCATATTATGCTGTTAGAGATATATCAATTATAAATGAATCGATTCCCAGTATTGGTCTTATTGTTACAGAAATATTAAGTGTTTGTGTATAATCTGGACTATTATTAGTAGAATTGCAAACAACTTGAGCTTCAGATCTTACAATTGCATAAGAATAAGAATCTAAAAGAGCTTCGATTTCTGTTGTTACCGAACTTCTGGTTGTTGCATCATTTAATTCAAAAAGATATTTTGTTCCAATTTCTGTAATTTCTCTTGTCAAAACTTTCTTTAAAAAGGCAGGTCCAATTCTTTCAGATATGCTTATAGTCGAAGAACCCATTGTTGCTCCAACCAAATCGCCACCTAAAAAGGTTGGTGAATTGTCTACGTAAAAATTTACACGATTTGTTCTTAGTTTCGTTCTATCTGATGATTCCCATGCTATTGGGTTATTTATTTTTTTATTTAAAACGCGCGAACGATCTAAACCACCAATTGTTAAAAATAATTGATTTAAATTTTTTGAAGTGTTAAATGCGCCACCAACATCTGAAATTGCAGGTATTTCATATTCCAATTCAGAAGAAGATTGCATTGATGTTGTAGAATAAGTTCCACCATTTACACCAAAAACATTGAAAATTCTACTCGGTATTGTCGTTCCAGCAACATATTGGGCACCACCAAGGTAAGTATCAAAATTTTGAGCAGTAAATCCTTTTCCGTCTCCAGATGAGCCAGAAGGAAATATTCCAATCAAATATGGTTTTTCTCTAAACCAAGCACCAGACGAACTACCAAAAGTATTTCCTAAAAATATTTCAATACTATTTCCAGTTTCACTTTCGTATAGGTTTAAACCTGTCGTCGTTCCGGCAATAATTAATCTAGCACCATATGCAAGATAGTGTAAGCAGTGCAAGAAATCATTTCCTTGTGGAACAACACAATTAATTTTAGTACTTGTAATTTCTTCAAAGAAAGAATAAGTTCCACCAGAACCAGTGGGCAAAAGAACCGCTCCAGTGGCACCAGAAAGTTTATTCAAATCTCCTACAAAATCAGAAACATTGTTGTAAACAATGTAGGGTGCTGCTGTTGTTCCTATTGCTGGTGTGCTTTTCGCTGTTCTGGCATAAATTAACCATCCAAATAAACCACCTGGATTTGTTGTACTAGCACATGCACCGGCATTACCAAATACAGGAACAACATAAGTTGAACCGGCAACTATACCGGCTATAATCGGATTGCCGCTAGGAATGTTTGAATTAAATTGGCTGCTGTTTAGAAATGAATTAAAATTTGGTGATGTGTTTGGCATTCCTCT